GCCGTCGTCGGCACCAGGATCACGGCCTGGCTCATGGCCAGGATATGCATGCTCTATGTGATGATCCAGCTGTTCAACAGCCTGTTCTTCCCTGAGGAAGAGGATGAGCTGTCGATCATCCAGCAAACCAGGCTGCATTTGATCGTCGGCCGGAGCGACGACGGCGAGATCAGGCTCGTTCGGTTCCAGGGCGCTCTTTCCGATTATCTGGCATGGATCGGCTTCGAGGAAGCCATCGAAACGCTCGCCATGATCGAGGACGGGCAGGCCTCCTTCGGCGATCTGGCAAAGGTCATCGCCAGCGCGCCCGTGAACCGGGTGGTGAGCAGCCTGACGCCCGTGATCACGGTGCCGCTTCGGATGATGGGCCTGAACCTGTGGCCGGACGTTTTCAACCCGCGCCCGGTGCGTGATCCGGCGCGGGAAGTCGCACGTGTGCTGGCACTGGAGCGGGAATACGACCTGTTGCTCGGCAAGCCGACGAGAGGGTTCGGCGAGTTTGCCGAAAGCGCCCTGATCACCCGGCTCGATGTCGGCGAGGTTGCGTACAACAACATCCGCGTCCTTGCCGCCCGCTGGATGCGGGACAGGCGCGGAACGGAAGGGATCAGCACGCTCACCACGCCACGCAGCAACCTGATCTACGAATGGCGGCTCGCGCGCAAGTTCGGCGACACCGAAGCCGAGAAACGCATCCGCGCGCGCATGCGCGAACTGGGCATGACGCAGGCCGACATCATCCAGGCGGTGAAACGGTCGCATCCGCTGGCGCTGGTGCCAATCAAGGACCGGAAGGAATTCCTGAACTGGCTGACGCCTGCGCAGCGGGCGGAGCTGCGCAAAGCGATCAGGTGGTACGAGGCGACCTTTCTGGATCGAGCCGAGGCAAGCTGAATGCCGGAGATCACGCCCAGCCGTTACCTCGTTCAGGCCGGATGGGACGACGTTCCCCATCTGTCCGAAAGCGCGAAGGCGGAAATCCTACGTTCGACCATGCCGACCCTGCGGGATGCGCGGACCAAGGGCATCCCCGCACTTGGCAGCGGCGCGATCTATCCGATCCCGGAGACCGACATCGTCGTCGATCCGTTCGAGGTTCCGGAGTACTGGCCGCGTGTCGCCGGCATGGACGTGGGCTGGAACGCCACAGCGGTGGTCTGGCTCGCGCACGACCGCGAGAACGACATCGTTTACGTGGTTACCGAGTACAAGGCCGGGCGGCAGGAGCCGATGGTCCACGCCCATGCCATCCAGCTGCGCGGCTCGTGGATCCCGATCCTTGTCGATCCCGCATCGCGGGGACGGTCCCAGGCGGACGGCGTGGCGCTGTTCGACCAGTACCTGAGGTACGGGCTGCGGCTCATCCTCGCGGACAACAGGCTGGAGGCCGGCATCCATTGCGTCTACGAGCGCATGCTGTGCGGTCGGCTCAAGGTTTTCTCGACTTGCCGGAACTGGCTTGCCGAATACCGTCTCTACCGCCGGGATGCCCAGGGCCGCGTGGTGAAGGAGTACGATCATCTGATGGACGCGACGCGCTACGCCGTCTTCGGCGGTTTGCAGCACGCGCGGGTCAGGCCGACGCGGAGCGAGCGTTTCGTTTCGGTGCAGGGCCGGGTTGCCGACATGCTTGGTGGGTACTGAAATGGCTCGGAAGAGCAGGGACATGCGCGTCGAACTCGACGCGCTGATCGGGAAGCTCGCAGAGCTGGCGCACAAACAGGTGGAACAGCGCGCAGGCATCGAACAGCGCTGGCTCGAGGACATGCGCCAGTTCCATGGCCTGTACGACGAGGAAACGCTCAGCAGGCTCGAAAGAAGCGCCCGTTCCAGGGTCTTCGTCAATATCACCCGCCCGAAGGTGATGACGTGGACGGCGAGGCTCTACGATCTGCTGTTCCCGGTCGATCGCGATCCATGGGACATCGCGCCGACGCCGGTGCCGGAAGGCGCGGGCGGTCCGCTTGGAAACGGGCAGGCGCTCGAAGCCGCGGAGAAGATGCGCCGGATCATCCACGATCAGTTCGTCGAGAGCGGCTTTTCCGCACGCATCCGCGAGATCCTCTTCGACGGCGTGCTGCTCGGGACCGGCATCATCAAGGGGCCGGTCACAGGCGTTTCGGTGCGAACCCGCTGGGAGCAGCGCGACGGCGTGTTCGTGCTCGTCGAGGAACCGGACGATGCGCGCAACGCGCCGTCGTGGCTGCGGGTCGACCCGTGGAGCTTTTTCCCCGATATGGCGGCGCGCAGCGTGGACGAAGCCGAGTTCTTCTTCGAGCGGCACATCATGACGCCATCGCAGCTGCGCCGTTACGGCCGTGCCGGCGTGTTCGATCCTGTCGCCGTCGCACGGATCCTCGAACAGAAAACCTCGGACCCGCTGCCCGGCGACATCGTCAATCTCCGCGCGATCACCAACACGGGCTGGGACATGATCGAAGACCGCCACGTGGTGTGGGAGTATCGCGGACGCATGACAGTCGACGAGCTCTCGTGCCTGTGCGAAACGGCTGCCGACGACCAGATGCGTTCGGCTGCTGACGAGCTTCTGCAGGCTGCGAACGATCTGGACGACATCCAGGTCGCGGTGTGGTTCTGCGGCACGACGCTGCTGCGGTTCGCGCTGCATCCGCTCGAAAGCGGGCGCCCGATCTACTCGGTGTTCAACTTCGCGCCCGACTCCGGTTCGATCTTCGGCCACGGGCTGCCTCGGCTGATCCGGGACTCGCAGGCGACGCTCAACGCGGCATGGCGCGCCATGATGGACAACGCTTCGATCACGACGGGTGGCCAGATCGTGATCGCGGAGGACCGGATCGAGCCGCAGGATGGCGACTATACCCTCCATCCTTTCAAGATCTGGCGTGCGAAGAACTCTCTGGCGTCGTCCGCGCCGCCGTTCCAGGTGTTCGAAATGTCTTCCCACCAGATCGAGCTTGCGAACATCATCGAGCTGTCGAAACGGTTCGCGGACGAGGAGAGCCAGCTGCCGCTGATCGTGCAGGGCGAACAGGGTGCGCACATCACCAAGACGGGCTTCGGCATGAGCCTGCTCATGAACGCGGCCAACGTCGTGTTCAAGGGCATCATCCGGCACCTCGACGACGCCGTGATCGCTCCGTGCGTCACCCGCGCCTACGAGTGGAACATGCAGTTTCACGAAGACCAGACGGCCAAGGGCGATTTCCACGTCAGGGCGGTCGGTTCGTCGACTTTGCTGCTGCGCGAGCTGCAGGCACAGAACTACCTGTCGATCGCGGTCAACTTTGGCGCGCACCCGTTGTTCGGGCCGATGCTGGACCATCGCAGGCTGTTCGAGCAGCTGCTGGCGGCGAACTCCATCGACCCGTCGACGGTGATGATCGACCAGGCGACATGGGAGCAGAAGGTGTCCGAGGCGCCACGGCAACAGACCGAACCGGGGCCGACGCCGGCCGATCAGATCAAGCTCGAAATCGCGCGCCTCAAGTCCGAGGTCGAGCTCGAAAAAGCCAGGCTCAAGTTCCAGAGCGACATGGCACGTTACGAACAGCAGAAGGAGATCAAGGCCGCGCAGCTGCAGGCATCGATCGCGGCGAAGCTCGAAGAGCTGCGCCGCAAGGACGAACAGTACGCGGCCGAACTCGCGATCAAGGAGCGCCATGGAACCGGCATTTGAGCATGTTCCGAAGATCGACGTACATTCCCGCACGTGGGAGGCGGTCTGCCGGTATGTCGATCAGCGGGTTGCAAGCCTGACGCGGCAGATCGTCGATCCGACGGTGTCCTGGGCGGACACTCAATATCTGCGCGGTGAGTTGGCCAGTCTGCGGAGACTGAAGGATGAACTCGGAAAACAGGCCGAACAGCGGAGCGACCGTTGACGACGATGTCATGGCCGAGATCGAGCGGGCATTCGAAGAAGCCGATGCCGCCGCCACCGGTCGTGATGTTCCTGCGGATGAAGAAGGTGCCGGTGGTGAAGCGCCGGAAGAGACGGCGGAGGGCGCGGAGCCCGAAGACGTCCCGGGCGACGAAGCCGAAGCCGGGGCCGAGGCCGAGGCCGGGGCGGAGCCGGAAACGGCAGGGCAGCCGCAGGAGGACAGAGCCGACGACGACAGGGCTCGGGAAGAGCATCGACGCAGGTCGGATGCGGGACGCATCCGCGCGTTGCAGAAGCAGCTCGAGGAGCTTCGCAGGCAGGTAACGACGGGCACGCCGGCTGCGACGGCTGCCGCGGAAGCGGAAACGGTTGACATTCTGGCGACGTTCGACAATGATCCCGACTGGAAGCGGTTCCGCGAGGAATACAGTGACATCGCCGAGCCGCTTCAGAAACAGGTGGCCGCGCTCGCCCGCCACCTCGTCGAGGTCAGAAAGAAGAACGAAGAACTCGGCCGTCTGCTTTCGGCCATGCAGACGGAGCGCGTTGCCGACGCGAACGTCAGACGTCTCGACGCGCTCGTACCGGGCTGGCAGGAGGCGATCGACAGCGATCGTGTCGCGTTTCTGAGGTGGGTCAACTCCCAGCCTGCCTACGTTCGGGAAGCTGTGGCGCGCAATCTCGAAGTCATCGTCGATCCCGAAAGCACGGCCGACATCCTGAAGCGCTTCATGGAGGAGAGGGATGGGGCGTCCCGCGCGCGCCAGGTCGGGCAGACCGGCGCGCTGAGGACAGCCAGGGCAAGGGGCAGCGTGGCCCCGCAAGGTTCGAACCTGCCCGCTGCGTCCGGACCGCCGGAGGAAGTCGAGGCAGCGTTCGAGTACTGGGATCGCAGGCTTTCACGCAAACCGAGGTAACAGACCATGGCCACCGGTCGCACGACGTACGAAGGTATCCCGCCCGCGGTCGAGGGTTACGCGATCCGCGAGGCCCTTGCTTATGCGCAGCCCGTGATGGTGCTGAGCCGGTTCGGCAAGCCCATGGCGGTGCCGCAGAACAAGACGCAGACGATCAAATGGCGTCGTCCCGTGCCGTTCTCGCCGGCGACGAGGCCTCTGGTCGAAGGTGTCACCCCGCCGCCGACCAGGATGCAGTACGACCATGTCACCGCTGTCCTCAAGCAGTACGGTGACTGGACGGAAGTGAGCGACGTCATCGAGTTCACGCACACGGACCCTGTGCTGAACGAGGCGATCGAGCTCCATGGGCGGAACATGGGAGCCACCCACGAGCAGCTGCTCTACGGTGTGCTCCGTGGCGGCACGACGGTGTTCTACGCCAACAACGTGGCCGGCCGCAGCTCGGTCGTGGACGTGATCGGTCTCAACGACATCCGCCGCGTCGTGCGCTACCTGCGGGCCCAGAAGGCCGCCTTTTTCACCAGTGTGCTGGACGGCAGCGTCAAGATCGCCACCAAGCCGATCGAGCAGTCCTACATCGCGGTGTGCCACACGGACCTCGAAGCCGACGTGCGCAACATCGCCGGCTTCGTGTCCGCCGCCCAGTACGGGCAGCGGCAGCTCGTATCCGAGCACGAGATCGGATCGGTCGAGAACGTGCGCTTCGTGATGTCGCCGGAGCTCGCGCCGTTCCAGGATGCCGGTGGCACGACCGGTGCCGGCACGACGCGTCTGTCGACTTCCGGCACGAGATGCGACGTGTATCCCGTGCTGTTTTTCGGGCGTGACGCGTTCACGTGCACGCCGCTGCGCGGCCCGACGTCTGTCCGGATCTACGGAACCAAGACCGACCAGGCCGAGAAGTCCGACCCGATCGCGCAGCGCGGCACGGTCGGCTGGAAGATGTGGTTCGTCGCGGCGCGCACCAACGAGACGTGGATGGCGCGCCTCGAGGTCGCGGCCAGCAGGATCTGACGGGAGTGACGAGATGCGGTATGCGGTCAGGACCGGGACGGTGATGGGCACTGGCGCCCGGATCGACGTCCCGCTCGGCTTCGAGCCCGACTACATCAAGCTGTTCAACATCTCGGATGCCGACGGGCTCGCGCCCACCATGGAATGGGCTGCGGGCATGCCGGCCCAGCGTGGTTTCAAGACCCTCAGGGTGGTGGACAACGGCACGACGGGCCGGGCTTCCAGCACCTACGTCACCACGAACGGGATTTCGCTTTACCCGGGGGACGACAACACCCCTCAGGGCTTCAGCATCGGCGCCGATACCGACATCAACGTCAACGGCGAGACGATCGTCTGGGTGGCGATGAGGAGCATGTGATGTCGAAACAGCGAAGCCGCATCAAGAGTGTCGACGAGGCGACGCGGGAAGAGCTTTTGCTGTTCGTCCGTCTGGCACTCCAGGCGGACGTGCCCGACGACGCGTCCATCGACGCGCTTCGCCGCATCGTGCGCGACTGCGGGCGCGACGTCATCGAGGATCTGGCATCGGCGTCCGAGACGCAGCTCGGCGAGATCCGGCGCCAGGTGGAGGAGGACCGGCGGCGGCGGATGACGGGAGAATATGGCCCCGCAGGCGTGCGCACGCCCGGCTTCGGTGCACCGAAGGTCCGTCTCAGGATCGAGAGCCGTGGCGACGGTGTGGGCGACGAGCGGGTGCCGGTGAGCGTGAACGGATTCCGGTTCGACATTCCGGTCGGGCAGCCGGTGGACGTGCCCTATCCATATTTCGAAGCGCTTCGCCATGCGGTGTCGATGGAATGGATCGAGCGCAGGGACCACACCGGCAAACTTTATCTGGAGCCGCGCGAGGTTCAGTCGTACCCGTTCAGTGTGCTGGAGATGCCGCCGCGCGAAGAAATCGAAGCGTGGCGTCGTTCCCTGAACGAGCACGATCGGTCGGCGGCATGAGGGTCCATGGACTTCGTCTCGCTCTGTCGGGCCGTCGCCCGTGAAAGCGGGGCCGTCGCCGACGGTCTGCCACTGACCGTCGTCAATCAGAAAGGTTTTCTCGGCCGTGTCGTGGCATGGACGGCGGATGCGTGGCTGGAAATCCAGACCGAGCGAAGCGACTGGCTGTTCATGCGCGCCGAGACCGTCTTTCCGACGGTCGCGGGGGTGGAACGATACCCGCCGCTTCCGGCGGATTTCGGGACGTGGCACGTTCCCGGAGGCTTCTGGCTGCACGATCCTGCGATCGGCCTTGCAGACGAAGGACCGATCCGGGTCGTCGACTGGCAGACGTGGCGCTGGCGTTGGGGGCGTGGTGAAAGGATCCTGAACCGTCCTGTCGAAGTCGCCGTTGCGCCGGGCGATCATGCGCTCGTGTTCGGTCCTGTGCCGGACCGGACGTATCATGTCCGGGCGGAATACCAGAGGCGTCCCCAGCTTCTGGTGAACGACACGGATGTCCCGCAGGGGCTGCCGGAGCATTTGCATCCTGTCATCGTCTGGCGCGCACTTCACAAGTACGCAGCGTACGACGAAGCCAGCACGCAGCTCGTGGCGGCTCTGGCGCGGCATCGGGTTTTCTGGGAGAACCTGATCGCCACGCAACTGCCGCCCGTGCGCACGATCTCGTGCGGTGGGCTCGTTCTCCCATGACGCAGCGGGAGCACATCCGGGCGCTCGGCATCGGCCTTTGGACCGAGGGCCCGGTCGTTGCACGTCCTCCCGGCGCGCTGGGCTTCTGCCGCAACTACGAGGTGCAGGCGTCGGGCTGTCAGCGCGTGCCCGGGTTCGAGCGCTTCGATGGGCGGCCTTCGCCATCCGGTGCCGTCTGGTACCGTATCCCGTACACTGGTCTCACCGCCAATATCGTCGCCGGGGACCTTTACCAGCTGCCTTTCGACGGCATCTGGCGGAACATGGTGGCGCTGCACGATGTCAGCGCCGCCGCCGCTCCGTCCGGCCATGTGGCATTGGGGTACATCGACGCCATTCCCGACGGTGAATTGCCGGCCCGGCCGGACGGAAACGGGCAGATCCGACACGGCGGCGTGCCGATTGCGACGATCGCCGGCGTCCCGTTGCTCGATCTGGCCCCCGATGCGCAGACAGAGGCTGCATGGCGGACGACGCTCGAAAACTGGCTGCGCCAGCAGATCGGGCGTGTTCCGGGCATCGGGCCCGTGCTGATGGCCGCGGCGGCCAACGGTGTGGTGATCGCAGCCCGGGCGGCGGATGCAATGCGCGCCGGTCTCTACAGATCGGGGCCGGGAGGATGGACGCCGATCGTGCTCGGGCGGACGCTGGAGTTCACGAGCGGCGGAACGTACCGCATCGAACCGGGGAATGTGATCACCGGCGCGACCTCTGGTGCCACGGCCACGGTGGTCGAGGTCGTGCTGCAGAGCGGAGGCTGGAGCTCTGGCGATGCCGCCGGTTATCTCGTGCTGACCGGCCAGTCGGGGACGTTCGTGGCCGAGAACCTCGATGTGGGAGCGAATGCCAACGTCGCCACGATCGCCTCGAACAGCACGCCGATCACCCTGTCGCGCAATGGACCGTGGTTCTGGGATGTCGGATCCGTGCAGGCCGGCACCGCCGAGAGCCTGTTCTTCACGGATGGCGCAGGGTTCTACGAGTACGACGGCACCCATGTCATCCCCCTGCGCACGGGCAGCACGGGCACGCCGCGCCACGTGGCGGTGCACAAGAACCATGTCTTCGTGAGTTACGGCAACAGCATCGTGCATTCGGCCCTGGGCAACGCGCGGGATTGGCGGGCGATCTCCGGGGCGTCGGAGATCGCGACGGAAGGCCGCGTGACCGGAATGCAGAGCTATGCCAAGGTTCTGGTCATCGGCACGGACCGGACCGTGAACGTGCTGCACGGGACATCGTCTGCGGACTGGTCGCTCGAGCTGTTGAGCCGTTCGAGCGGCATGTTCGAACAGACGCTGAAGCTGGCCGGTCAGCCGGTGTTCCTCGATCGCGGCGGCATCAGGACGCTGGAGGCCACGCCTGCCTTCGGCGATTTCGCCGTGAACACGCTCAGCCAGCACGTGCATTCGATCGTGCTCGCCTGGATCAGGCGGCACGAAGGCATTGTCGGTGCGATGGTCAACCGCGAGCGGGCCGTCTACCGGCTGTTCTTCGACGATGGCAAGGCGCTCTCGATGTACTTCGGGTCCGAGCGGGCGGCCTTCGGCATCATCGATTACGGCATAAGGATCGCCTGTGCATGGTCGGGGACCAGTCAGGGCCGTGATTTCCATCTGATCGGAGGTGAGGACGGGTTCGTGTACCAGGCGGACCGTGGCCGGAATTTCGATGGCAATGCGATCGAGGCGCGGCTGCGGACGGTGTGGGATCATGGAGCAGCGCGGACGCGCATGAAGCGCTGGCTGCGTCTGGTGCTGGATGCGGAGACCGAACGATCGGGCTTTTCCGTGACGCCGCTGTTCGACTACGGGGCCGAACCCGGCGCGTTCGGGACCGAGATGTTCGAGGTGCTCGAGGGCTCTGGTGTGTCCTGGGGTTCGTTCGCGTGGGGCGAGGCCGTCTGGGGGCGGCCGGAGTTTGCCGACGGCGTTCTGCATCTCGATGGCCGCGGTCATGCCATCGCGTTGCTGGTGGACTCGAAGACGGCCGTGGAGGCGCCACACACATTGCGTGGTTACACCATCCGGTATGTCGAGAGGAGGCTGGTGTGACGCAATATTACAGAAACACCAACCCGCTTCAGGACGGCCGGATCGCGTATGCGTCGGACGTGAACGCGCATCTCGACGCGATCGGGACCGCGTTTTCGAAGCTTCCTGCGCCAGACCGGCTGGCCAAGGCGGCAATGTTCTGGGGTCAGGACATCAACACGCTGCCGAATGCCTTGCGCGTGGCCATCCCGTGGCCCGCGCTCGCCGGAGTGTCGTCCTATCACGACGGCATGCTGCTCGTGGTGCAGCCGGCCGTCACCAACACGGGGCCGACAACGATCACGGTCAACGCCATGCCGACCGTGCCGGTCACGACGCCCAATGGTGCGCCTCTGTCCGGTGGCGAGCTCGTGGCAGGTGTGCCGACCCTTCTGGTCTACAGGTCCGGGGCTTTCCGTCTGCTGTCTGCAGGGGCCGTGGCATCCGGAGGGTCGTCGTCCGGCATGCCGGTGACGGAGGGGCTGGTTTTCGATGGTGTCTCCGACGACGGCCCGGTGCTCAATCAGCTCATTGCAACGGCCATTGCGAACGGGGCGGATTACCTGGAAATTCACCCCCCGCCCGGCGGTGTGCTCGGTCTCGGTGCAAGCGTCGAGATCCGGCAGCCGGACCCGAACCGCCTGTTCGTGCTCGATCTGCGGCGCTGCGTGGTGAAGCGGCTTTTGCGCAGCACGCGCATCAGGGCCATCGGTGATGTGGCGGAATGGCCGACGCCTCCAGCTCCGAAGCCCGTGCTCGCGGCAGCCGCGGCGCAGAATGCGACGAGCATCGTGATCGATCTCAAAGGCAATCCGGTCACGCGTTTCGTGAGCGGCACCAGGATTGTCATCCGCGGTGAGCAGGACGCGCAGGGATTGCCGCTCCAGAACCCGCCACAGCGGCACGAGACCACGCTGGCAGCGAATGCCATGGACAACGGCAACGGCACGGCGACGCTG